ATGAAGTCTCATACTTATTATGATATTTTAGGTGTTTCAAGAGATGCGACTTTAGACGAGATCACAACTGCTAAAAATGCACTGGCGAAAGTATATCATCCAGATGCAAATGCACATAAAAATATTGACACAACCGCTTTTATGCAGGAGATACTTGAGGCATACCGGGTTTTATCGAATCCGGAAAAGCGCCGCAAATATAACCAAGAAACATTCGGCGAAACCGAACGCGTTTTCAAAACATTTACATTAACTCCGGAAAACGAAGAAGAAAATACAGGTTCTTTTGTCACATATTGGAATATGTCTAATCAGCTTAGAACTATACTCAATAAAAGCATTCGGTTGATGAAGCAGGAAACACAAAAGAAAACACTGACCCAACGCGTTTTTCAGAAATGGGGCAAATATCAAAAAGAAGAAACGATCCGCAATCAGCAGATCGCAAAATTATCCACACAGGCCGTCCAATATATTACCGCTCTTAAAATGGCT